GGTCAGGGACATGTTTAGCAAGTGCTTCTTTGACGCAGAGCGATGCGAGACAGGGCTGAATGCCTTGGCAAACTATCAATATGTCTGGGACGAGCGTTACGACACCTTCAGACAAAACCCACTCCACAACTGGGCCTCTAACGGCGCTGATGCTTTTCGCATGTTCGCGCAGGGTTATGAGGAAGAAGTTGCGGAGGTTGAATTGGACTTTTCATCAGAATGGTAAACAGATCACCAAAGAAAAAGCAGGCCATTATCGACGAGGCTATGGATCGCTTCGACACGGCATCTGACTCTTGGTCTTACTGCTACAACGACTCGCTAGAAGATATAGAGTTTGTTGATAGCGAGGACGGTCAGTGGGAAGACGCAGTGCGCCAGGCGCGTATCAATCGCCCATGCCTGACGTTTGACAAGCTATCCAGTGCTGTTGATCAGGTTGTTGGTCAGCAGTTGCAGATGCTACCTGGTGTGAAGGTACGTGGCGCAGAAGAGGGCGACAACGACGTTGCGGAGATCTACGAGGGACTGATCAGGCAGATCGAGCAGAGAGGCAACAAGGCTTACAAGACTGCATTTAAGTTTAGTGTTAAGGGTGGCTGGGGCGTTTGGATGATCGACCACGATTACCAAGACGATATCAGCATGAACCAGGACATCATCCTGCGTGAGATCAAGAACCCGTTTAGCGTGTTGTTTGATCCCATCATTCAGATACAAGACATGAAAGAGTGTCGGTATGCGTTCATGTTCGACGACATCGAAAAAGATGAGTTCGAGCGGATGTATCCGAAGGCCAAGACTGGCGTGGGTGAGGACTTCTACAGCACCGGCAACATGAAGACGTGGATCAACGAGGACACGATCCGAGTCGCAGACTATTACCGCATCGTTATGGAAGATCGCCGATTGGTGCAGCTATCAACGGGTGAGGTGGTTGATTACGCAGACATTGAGCCAATCATTGACGAGCTAAACTTCAAGGGCGTGACGATCACAAACGAGCGCATCGTTGAGGGTCGCAAGCTTGAGCGGTTCAAGATCACCGGCTTAGAGGTGCTTGAAGAGTATGAGTGTGTTGGGCGTTATATTCCGCTCGTGCCTCTGCTTGGCAAGACCACCAACATTAACGGCAAGTTCTTGACTCGCGGGTTGGTTCGTAAGGCAAAAGACGCACAGCGGATGTACAACTACTCTCGATCAACTGCTATCGAGGTGACGGCGCTGCAACCCAAGCAACCGCTCATGGCTACACCGGCAATGATCAAGGGTCATGAAGACCGATACCGCAACCTAATGACCTCCAACGATCCTGTGTTGTTGTTTAACTTCGACCAGGGACAGAAGCCATTCAGAGAGCCACCAGCACAACCATCAGGCGCTTTGCTGACTGACGTACAGATTAGCTCGGACGACATCAAGAGCACTACAGGGATTTTTGACGCAAGCCTGGGAGCAAGAGGTAACGAGACCTCTGGACGAGCAATCAGGGAGCGACAACTGCAAGGCAATATCGCCACCTATGAGTTTGTCGATGAACTGGTTGAGTCCATCAAGTACACCGGCGAGATTTTTTTGGACATGATCCCAAAGATTTACGACACAGAGCGACAGATCAGGATTCTGGGCGAGGACGATGCCGAAGAGATCAAGGTCATCAACAAGCCCCAGCTAGACTTACAGACCGGCGAGACGGTCATGATCAACGACCTCAACCGAGGCCACTACGACATCAAGGTAACCACAGGCCCAAGCTTCTCAACCCGCAGATCTGAGACAGCAGAGCAGCTAGGCACCTTGTTTGGTCAGAACCCACAGATGGCGCAGCTCGGTGCAGACATCTACTTCAAGTCGCTTGACCTTGTTGGTGCTGATGACCTGATTGAGCGTGTACGCAAGGCAGGCATCAAGCAGGGCGTGATAGAGCCCAACGAAGAAGAGCAGCAGAAGATCTCTCAAGCGCAGCAGCAAGAACAGCAAATGAAGGCCCAGGCCATGCAGATGGAACTCGCCATGAAGCAGGCAGAGGTAGCCAACGAGCAAGCAATGGCCAAGGAACGTGAGAGCAAGACCATGCTGAACACGGTCAAGGCGCAGGTTGAGCAGTTAGAACTTGCCCAGGCACAGCAGGATTTAGAGGCGCAACGGATTGCAGCGATGCGGTTACGTCAAACAGTCGGGATGCCAATTCAATGAGGCCAGCAACAAAGACTGCAAGGAAAAGGAAGTAATCATGCCAATGGTCGGTAAAAAGCACTTTAGCTACAAGCCAGCAGGTATCGCCGCAGCTAAGAAGGCAGCGAAGAAGAAGAACGTCAAAGTTAAGTACGGGAAAAAGAAATGAACAACGCAATCGCGCAAATGCTTGCAGGTAGGGCACCGGCTCAACGACCAAGACCCAACCCAGTTGGCAACGCTGTTCCCCAGCAAATGAAGCCCCCGATGCCACGCAGGCAGGCACCTCAGATGCCACGCCCTCAAATGCCTGGACAGATGGGAGCAATGCCTGGCGGTATGAAGATGCCGATGGGCAATCAAATGGCTATGCAACAACCACCCGCGCAACCAGGTCAGCAGCAAGCTGTCAGAGGTCGTGATGGTGCTATGTATCGGATCGTTGTTGACCCAACTACTGGCTTGCAGACCTTCGCCCCGTATCAAGGCGGTATAGCCTAATGCCTGCATCACCTCGCCTTCAGGCTCTGTTAAGAGCTAAAGAAGAAAACGAGATTGGTAACTTCCTGTCTGCCGTTTTAGAAGCTCAAGACGAGATCGGCGGCATCGAGGCAGAGCGTTACATGGAGATCATGGATCGCAGCCCATACGGGACAGGCGTATCGATGTCTGTTGGTTACGACGATGAATCAGCCATGTCGCCACTGGATCTTGCGGCAATAGTTTCAAGCGCTATCCCTATCGTCGGTGACGTGACAGGACTAGCAGCAGACGCTGATATGTACGCCCGTGACCCTGAATCAAGGAACATGGTCAATTACATACTGACTGGCGCTGGTGTTATCCCATTTGTCCCTGCTGCGTCTCAGGTTAGAAAACTTTCTGAAAAAACATCAACGCTTGATTTGTCAAATCTTGATGAGATGCCAAACATCCGAGAACAATCTCCAATGGAACGCTACGAACCGCCAAGAGGCAGACCGGAAAATCTTGAACCCTTGTTAACAAAAGAAACAGGTAAAAGAATGATGGAGTATGCAAAAAAAGGAGAGCAAGTTGGTGGTCGAGGTTGGTACAACCTTGCCCCGTTAAAAGAAGAATTTATACGAGTCTCAGGTCCAGAAAAGGGCTCTGCCGATTTCGACCGTTATGTTGATTTTTTAGCAGCAACAAGCCCGAGATCAAGAGTTGATTCCAATGTAAGAAGAGCCTCTTACCTTAGAAATTTAGAGCAACAAGGTAAGCCTTTTGCTGGATTAGAAAATTCAGACTTACCAACCGGATACGGCCACTTGGCGCACAAGACTCAAGATCACATGTTACAAGATTTAAAAGATGGCGGTTCTTTCGAGGCATTGAACAGGCCAAAAGTATCAAGCTTTGCCGAAAACTTAAAAGGCAATTTTGAGCCAATGACACTTGATACCCACAACTTCTCTGCAATTGTGGGAGATCCTAAGTTTAAAAAATCCCCATCAAAAACCCAATACAAGTACCTGGAAGAGTTCCAATCAGAGCTGGCAGACAAAATGAATATGAGTCCAGCTCAGTTCCAAGCCAGCGTATGGATGGGCGCAGATACTGGTGTTGCAGATGCAAGGCCGTTCCTACAAGTGTTTGACGATGTAGTTAACAGAACCGCAGAGCGCAACAAGGTATCAAAACAGCAAGCGCTTGAGGATTTTATAAAAGGCAACGCACCGCTATACGGATTAGCCGCTGCCATTGGCGCAGGAACGGTATTAGTTCCAGAAGAAAATACGCCACCCGCAACGTAAATTTTTTCGGTTTAACAGTGCCGACTCACTGTTACTAGGGCAAACCCACCGCCCTAAATAAAGACCGCCCTAGTGGCGGTTTTTTCGTTCTGGTGGGGAAAATCCGTGGAGACGAACTCATGACTGATGCAGCAATAGCTGACGACACTTCTGTGTCACCGGAACCCGAGTCAACCGTTCAAGAGACTCAAGAGCCTTCGGGCGAAACCTCTGAAGCTGTAGAAGCAACAGAGCCATCCGACGCTGATCCCGTCGAATCTGAGGAAGAGGTGCAAAAGAAACGCAACTCATTCCAAGAGCGGATCAACCAAAAAACACGACAAGTCCGAGAGGCAGAGCAACGAGCCAAAGAGGCCGAGCAACGCGCCAATCTGCTTGAGCAGAGGATGAATCAGAACCTCCCGCAAACGGATACATTTCCGCAGCTAGAGGACTTTGATTACGACCAGAATGCTTACCAGCAGGCCGTGGTGCAATACAACGCCGCTTTGAACCAGCGAACTGTTCAGCAGGCAATGACGCAGCAGGAAAGGCTACAAGTCGAACACCTTCGACAACAAGCCAACCAAGCAACTGTCGATGCCTTCAAAGAACGCTCGCAGGCATTTGCGTCTGAGCAGCCAGATTTTATGGCCAAGGTCAGCGCACCTAGTTTTGTCCAGGGTGAAGCCATGCAACAGGCAATCATATTGTCTGAGAATGGCCCAGCACTGGCATACCACCTTGCATCAAACCCACAAAGGGCCGCAGCAATCAATGCGATGGCACCTGGGATGGCAATGATGGAACTAGGCCGGTTATCTCAAGCGCTCACGCCAAACAGACCTGTCACGACATCCAACGCCCCAGCACCAGCGAAACCCGTCAGAGCATCTGGAAAGGTCGAAAAAGACCCCGACAAGATGACTCCAGCCGAGTACGCCAAGTACAGGGGGTACAGAAAATAATCGAGGCAACTCATGGCTAATAGCTTTCTGACACCTAGTGTCATCACAAAAGAAGCTCTCGCTATTCTTCATCAGAAATTGAATTTCGTGAGCAACATCAACACTCAGTACGACGACCAGTATGCAAAGACCGGCGCAAAGATTGGTAACGACCTCAAGGTTCGTTTACCAAACGAGTTCACTATCCGTAGTGGCGCAGCTCTCAGCACTCAGGACATCGATGAGTCTTCTGAAACTTTAACCGTAGACACTCAAAAAGGTGTGGACTTCACGTTCTCATCTGAAGAGTTAACGATGCACATTGACGAGTTCAAGGCACGATACCTTGAGCCTGCAATGTCTGTATTGGCTGCCAACATGGAGTCGGACGCATTGTCTATGTACAAGGACGTTTATAACTTCTACAACGGCGTAGGTTCTGCAAACTCTTTTGCAAACATTACCCAGGCACAGAAGTTATTGACTGACAGCCTTGCGCCTTATGGCGACCGCAGCTACTTGCACAACCCACAGTCTGTTGTAGACATGCTGGCCGATACCAAGGGTCTTTTCCAAGATTCTTCAAGCATCAGCAAGCAGTACAAAGAAGGTCAGTTGGGCAAGATCGCTGGTTTTGAGCACTTTGAGAACACTCTCATGCCTGTTCACACCACTGGTACTGCTGCTGCAACTACTGGCTACTTGGTCAACGGTGCATCACAGACTGGCGCAAGCTTGACTGTAGATGGCGGCTCAACGACCTTCCTGAAAGGTGACATCATCACCATCGCAGGCGTTAACCGTGTTCACCCTGAAACTAAGGCAGACACAGGTGTACTTCAGCAGTTTGTTGTAACCAGCAACTCTGGAACATCTGCAACGTCGGTTGCTATCTCTCCCTCAATCACTGCCTCTGGCGGTCGTCAAAATGTTAGCGGATCACCTGCTGACAATGCTGCGATCTCTAAAGTTGGCGGTGGCGCGAGTGCAGACTGGCAAGAAACGTTGGCATTCAGCAAGAACGCATTTGCTTTTGCAACTGCTGACTTGGTATTGCCACAAGGCGTTGACTTTGCGGCCCGTGAAGTTATGGACGGCATCTCAATGCGCGTAATCCGTGACTACACAATCTCTGATGACAAGTACCCATGCAGGATCGATGTCCTCTATGGCTACAAAGCAATCAGACCGCAGCTTGCTGCACGAGTAGGTATTAACTAAGACCGCTCTTGATCGGGGGCTTCGGCCCCCTTTCTCTTTTTTGGAGATGACATGGCAACACCCCAAAACATAATTGACAGGGCCACCTCCCTGATTCGTGTCAGAACCTCTGGGGTGACTTTTTCTACTGACGACGCAAATAAAAACGCAGATGTGTTTGTTGCGTTGCAAAACATGATTTCTGAGTGGGGCGAGGATGGGCTTTGCAACATTCCTGCACCTACGACTTTGACTGAAACGTTAGATGTTCCACATGGAACAATTCGGGCTCTCGGTTACAACCTGGCCGTCGAGATCTCAAGCGACTTCGGTATCGATCCATCGCAGGTTGTTTTTGTGATTGCACAAGAAACAAAGGACCGGCTTGAGGGTGACATCAGCATCGACATTTCTGTTGATATGTCTGACC